ATGGAAGGTTAATAAAATGGAATTAGAAGACGCATTTCTCCAAGCCACTAGGGCTTTTTATGCCAAGACATCTCATAAGAATGTTGATAAATATTCGAAAAGACCTTTCCAGTATTCTTTTGACACGTTGGATGAGATGCAGAAACAGTTCTCAACTCCTGCCCCAGTAGAAGATGAACCAGAGATAGAAGATAATCCAGTGGAAGAGGAACTTGAATAATGGTAAATAGTGGACCTATTCCCGGAGCTAACTTCACGTCTGACACCAAGAACTATCCATGGCATCAACCCCCAGAGTTCACAGATATTAGTGATGCTCTGGACAAGATTGTACAAAAGATTACCGAGAAGGCTCCTTTGAAGAGTGTACTTGGTCTTGCTGAACTTGGTATCCCTCTATATCGTATTGCAGGTATTGTGATCATGCAGGGGGTATCAGAGGGTAAGTGGACAGTAGATATGGCTCTCTTACTTGTTGGACCTACTACCAAGATTATAGAAATGATCTGTTCCCAGTTCGGAGTAGAATATACTCTCGGGATTGAAGAAGAAGAAGATACAGAACCAGATGGTGTGTTCTACAAGATGTCTTATGAGAACCAGTTGAAGAAGCCAAACAAGGTACTTTCAATTATCTCTGAAGAAGTAGAACAAGTAAAAGCAGAAGCAGAAGACCAAGAAGGTCCTCAAGAAGAAGCAGTAGAGCCCGACATCCAACAGGAGGGTTTTGCTAAAATGAGAAAAACTCCTGTGCCTACAGAAGAAGAAGGAATGATTTAATGGGTTTTATGGCCGGATTTGCAGAAGTTGTTGTTGACCAATATAACAAAAACCAAGAGCAGAAGAATGATGAAAGCAAGATCGCCCTTCAGGCTCGTATGGAGCAGCTTGGCAAGGAAAAGGCTGCCTATGAGACTCGTGTGACGAAGCAGAAAGAGGCATATCAACAGGCACAGGACCTAGGTTCAATCCTTGGAGATACTGATCCTGCTTCTATCAATCAGTTTGCTGGTCTTCTTTATAATGGTACTATGAGTGCTGATCAGATCAGAGAAGCTCATGCCAATGGTCAGTTGCAGAGACAGCAGACAGAGAAGACTGTTGCTATTCCTAATAGCGAACTCCCTGCAAATCAACGACTGGATACTGCTGCTGAGACTCCTACTGAAACAGGGACTAATGTGCCTGTTCCCGATGCTGTTAGCATGAAGCCTAATAATCCTGTAGAAGCTGTCGTGTCTGGTGTCAAGAAAGTTGTCAACAATATCACTGGCAAAGTTGAACCAGTCACTGGTAGGGACAAAGAAAAAACTGATCCACTCCTTGATAGAACTGATGCAAAAATCAAGAAGATTGCTCCTCATCTGCTTTCGAGAGATGAAGAAGAAGATATCTCCAAGAAGTTCACAAGCTCAAATGGTCCATATAAGTTTCTTCCGAAGACTAAGGAATATAAAATCCCTAGTTGGAATGAATTGGCTAACAACATTGCTGTAGCAATGGCTTCTGGTGATCCTAACAAGATTGCACAGGCTGAGTCCGATATTCGTATTGCTAATGATGCAGTGTATCTGGAAGCAAAAGCCAAGGCTGCTGTAGAGAGTGGAGTTCCAGAACTTCCAGAACTTTATGATGAGAAGAGAAATATTGAAAAGGCCCTCAAGAAAGATCCACAGAATCCAGAACTTTTGGAACAGTATGAAACTGTTAATGCGAGAGTTGGTGATGCTGAAAGGATTATGAATTCTAAGAATAAGGGTGCTCAAGTTGGTCAGGGATATATGATTCTTAAAAAGAATGAAGATGGAACCTATACCTACACTCACCAAGTTTCTGGTAAAGAAGACGCTGATGGTCAAATCCGTAATATGAATGCTGAAGGGCAACCAATTATTACTGCCCCGAGGATTCCGGTTACAGATGATCAGAGGAAGAGGCTCGTAGAATACTCTGCTCAATATGGTGATGGAGCAAAAGAATACAACAAGAAAGTCTCTGAATATTCTGCCACTATTGTCGCTTCTGCTCAGTTGATGGCTCATGTCGAGACATTTCCTCAATCTCCATACACTGTTAGTGCTCTAGCCGCAAATGTCAAGAGCTTCTTTGAAGAAGCAGAGGGTGCTGTAAATCTTCTTGAAATGCAGGGTATTGACCCAAAAACTGCTCAAGATATGTCTGATCTTGCCAATCATGAAAAGCTTGGATTGACAAATGAACAGGTCAAGGAAAAGGCTGAATCACTTAAATATAAGCTTGGGAACTTTCTTGCTAGTGGTGTTAAAGACCAAGCAATTGCTTCTCGTGTTTATGACTCCCTTAAACTTTCTGTTGTCTACTCACTTGCAGCAGCAGACGGTCAGGCTGGGAATGCTTTCTCTGATAAGGATGCTGTAAAGTATGAAGCAATGGTGGCTGGTAAAGACCCCATTGTTATCGCCAAGAATATTGGTGGACTTCTTTCTAGACAGAAGGCAGCTCTTATGACTACACAAGGGGAGTTTAATAAAACTGGTGGTGGTCTTGCTGTATCAATGCTTGAGAAAGAACTTTCGTATAACGGCCAAAAGATTGATCTTGGTTTGAAAATTGAAAGGGTTGATAATATTATCACCAAAAACATCCCTTTGTACTCCAATGACCCAAAAATTCAAGGTTATATCAAGCTTCTTAATTCAGGGGCTACCGGTGTAGAACCTGCTGCAACTTCTCAAATACCAAGAATTAGTACAAAGACAGAGTATGACCAATTACCATCTGGTACTGAGTACTTGCGTGAGGTGAATGGGAAAACCGTAAAAATGAGGAAAAAATAATGGAAGAATCTTTCGGAATGGACGATGAAGTAGTTACGGAATCGTTAGGTCAAGAAGAAGAAGTTTTTGGTCAAGATGACGAAGTTCTGGAAGATTCTTCTGCTACTCCTCAAGAATCTCTTGTTCGTAGACCAATATCTCCCGGTGAAGAATACTCAGAGGAAGAACTTGATGACTATGAAGCAAAGTCTACAGAGTTTCTCGGGGAGCCCGGTGCTAAGGGTAGTTCTAGCCTTGAACTAGACCAGCAGCCTAAGGACCAACTCTTCGCTACAGAGAATGAAATTGGTGTACCTCCTATCCCAGAAACAGGATATGTTCCTCCTAAATCTGTCAAGTATCCATATGAAAATCCATACAAGGATATGGCGGCTAATGACAGAACTCAACTTATTGATGAGAAGACTCTCGACATCAATACTCAGATGTATGAGGGAATGTCACAAGAAGCTGCTTGGAAAAAGTACGAACAAATCAAGAAGCAAGCAAAAGAGTTCTCCGTCTTCGGAAATCCAATTGTAGATGGGAGGGTTGTTCCTGATCCATTTAACTATGGTACTCATAATGCAGGCATCTTGGCTGGAATGTCCTCTGGTGATCTGATTGCAGATGCTACTAGAAATGTTGTGAGAAGTCTTGCCATTACTGCTGGAGCTCTCATTGAAGAGGGATCAGATGTAGTAAATGACAAACTTGGAGGTACTACTGGTTATAGATTTGATGTAGGTGATGGTCTTACTGAGCTTGCTCAAAAGAATATTGCCAAATCTCCAAGAGCCGTTGGTGGAGATGCAGCAGTAGAGAGTGCTTTAGAATATGGTATTCCTGCTCTTGCTGGTGCCAAACTTGGTAGAGGTGTTGGTAAGGCAATGGGTAAGCCAGACTTTGGTCCCATGTCTTCAGCTCTTACAGCTCTTGGTGGTACTATAGCAGCCGTTTCAGCCATGGACCCAGAAGCTAGTACTCTGGCCACTGGTGATAATTCTTTCATGAAATGGTTTCCCGGAGTTCCACTTGATGCAGGAGCTAATGCTGCCCAAAAGGTTCTTAACAACAAGATTAACCAACTCTATGACGCTGGACTGTCAGTTCTTCCAATAAGAGCTGGACTAGTCTCTGGTGACCTTGCTTGGAATTTTGTCGCCAAGACTGTCGTTGAACCTATGATGGATATGTTCAGTAAAACAAGACAAGAAAACAAACTTGTAGCTAGTGTCCTTAGCAAACTTAATGTTAACGATATGAAGGCAACTAAAGAGCTTGTTGATTTCTTGGAGAATAACAAGAAGGCTGTTATAGAATTTGCTGAACAGAAGTTCGGTTTTGATAGAACTACCATGTCTGCTATTGCAGAAGGTGCTTCGAAAAAGGCTAAAGAACTTTATGGTCCAGACAAGGAGAAATATGACCTTCTTTCCATGACTTCATCTGAAGCTCAAAAAGGTGTCATGAAGACTGACTATACTCCTAATCTTGCTTGGAGACTTCAAGAACCCGGAAGAAAGCTTTCAGAACTCCAGTCCGAATCAGTTGCCTTAGAGGGTGGTTTTGATACCATCCAAAACACTGGTGAGAAATTTGCTGGGAAGACTATTGATGCAATCAAAGACATTAGAACAAATGCACTGGTTGCTTCTAGTGAAATTGATGCCTTCGATATGCAAATCAGGGAGGGACTCAAGAAAGATCCTGTCTTTGGGGCTCAGTTCGATAATTTTGCAAGAGAGGCTGGTCTGCTTACTGGTAAAAAGGAAGTTCTTAAATCAGAAGATTCCGTTGTTGCTGTCCTTGTAAAAGGCGTCAAAGCAATGGGGAAGAGGAAGAATGAACTTTATGCGGCTATCCCCGGAGATGCTCTTATTGACACAAAATCGTTTAGAGAAGTTACTGAAGCAGCCGCTGCTGATCTCCCAAAAGACCTTTATGATTCAATTGTAAAGGCAGCAGATACTGATACGATGGACTTCAAGTACATCAACAATACTGTTCTTCCTAGGCTGAATAAACATATTCATGATATCATGACTAAGAAGGCTGATGTAAAATCTGTACAAGATATCGGTCCTCTCCTTCAAATGAGAGATAACATCCAGAATACTCAGTTGGACTTTCTGACCACTAATGGTGATAAAGATGTTCAAGAAGCTGCAATAGCTGCTAAAAAGTATTATGTAGAAACCTATTTGGATTATGCAGAAGATCCTAGATCTCCAATTGGGGCTATCTTTGACGCATACAATGCTACTACAAATAGGGGCAAGGATCTCCTTGATACTGTGGGTACTCTTTCGGACACTAGTGCTCTTACTAGGGTAGACACCACTGCTAGAAAATCTCTCGAAGGTCTTGGTGATAAGAAGCCTGCTGAATTTACCCAGCTAACTAATTTCCTGAAGAGCCCTGAAGCAGGGGAAGAAGGAACAAAACAACTGGGTCAAATTTATCGTGGCAAGATTTTCTCTAATCTCGCTGAGAGACTTCAGAACACTGACGACCTAACCTCTATCAATCCATCTGACTTTCTTGCTCCACTCAAGGGTAAAGAAGGCATTATCTCAAAAGAGTTTCCTGAAATTGAGCTCGAACTGAATGATATTGTAAACAAGCTCAGAACAGGTAAGATTGGGAAAGAGGCTGCACTAGTTAGGTTCAAGGAGGTTGAAGCCGAAGGTCTAAGAGCAGAGCAAGCTGTATATGAAAGTGCTTTGTCCAAGTTTGTGAATAAATCAAATGTTGGTATTCCCACTCAAAAGGGAAATATGTACCAAGTCTTTAGTGACATGTTTGATGACCCACAGTCTGCACCACTTATTGATGAACTCCTGAAGAGTGCAGCTCAATCTGGAGATCCTCTTGTAAAGAAAGGGATCAAAGGAGCTTATGTTGCCCATCTTGAGAAGTTGTTCAAGAACACACAAACAGGTGATCTAGACGAAAGACAATTGGCTGAATTCTTTGATCCAAGAAGTTCTCTTTGGAGCTATGGAGAAAAGATCTATAGTACTCCAGATGAAAGAGAATTTATCAGGGGGTATAAAGAAGCTGTTCAGCTAACTCTTGGTGAATACCAAAAGCTGGTTCCCAAGGGTATTGTCCCGATGAATCCCGGAACATTCTCTCAAGAAGCTTCTGGTGCATTGGGCCTCATCATCAAACAAACACTTGGCCCTCTTAACAAATTGGGTACTAAGTGGCAGTCTGGTGGTTCTAAAGTGATCAAGCTACTTAATCCTGCTGAAAGAGTGGAAAAGATTACTGATAACTTCTTTGCTGATCCAGAGTATGCTATTGAACTCCTGAAGAGACAACAGCAGGCTTTGACTAGTACATTTGGTCCAGATACCAAGGAAGTCTTGTTCCAGACAGGTATTTTATTGGGTGTCTATAACCAAGATGACCTTGGTGAATTCATGAAGCTCACTAACCAAGAGTTAGAAGAGGCATTTGGAAGGATTGATGGTTCCAATGTAGACAACAGGGGTCAGTCAATGAAGCTGCCTCCGGGAGTCCTCTTGGAGAACATAAAAGAAAACCCCCGGTGATTAGCCGAGGGTTCTAAGACTACATTAAGCCCCTTGGATTAAGTTCCTTGGGGCTTTTTTTTTATTTACACTTGTTCCAAGAGTATCTCATCTCAATCTCTTTTCTTTTTACACTATCATCACCCAATGAGTCAATAGTCATTGTACAACCTCCGATTAGTGCGAGGAGAACAATGGCTGCCCACATATCCCAGAAATCAAACATTATGCCACCTTTTTCTTTTGTTGTTCTCTCCAAGCATGAAGCTCTGGGGAGTCATGTTTCCATGCACTATCTTCTAGGATTGACTTTGGGTTGTCATCAATCCAGATTGCCACACTAATACCTAGGTCTTCTAAGAACTTCTTCTTGGCCTTACCATCCGTACAGTAAACCTGTACCCCCTGCTTCTCTAGTCTGAGGAACAAGGGGTCGTAGTCAATTGTTGGGTGTCTGTAGGTAGCTAGGATAACTTGGTGACCATGCTCTTGAAACACTGACGCTATAGTCCCAAAGAGTACTGGGTCTAGGTTGTACGTTTCATCAAAGTCGAGTGCAATGATCACTTGGTATGTTCCTTTACCACTTCAGAGAACCTACCCTTGGTGGGTCGATTATCATTGAGGTTGTTAACGTGCATTGCATCGAGTAGGATTGCCATACAGGCCATTGCATGACCCAAGTGATGAACACCGGAGTCTTGTGCAATATCCTCACCATCGTACCATGACATTAGGTGTCGAAGAGCAGCATCATAATATACAGAGCTTGATACTGACTTGTCCCTCCAGTTCATAAGACCATACTTGTTCTTACCATCAGCCATAGCCTCCATGAGAGGGATAAGAGCCGATGGGGGTACTGCTGACATGGAAGGTTTAGTTAGTCCAAACTTTGTCTTTGGATTATCGTCTGGTGGTGTTGTCTCCAATATAGACTTCCTTCTCTCTTCAATATTATCCTTGATCTCTTTCCAGACTGGAGCATCATAAGCAAAAGATCCCATGTGAACATATGGAATGATACGGAATACAATAAGATCTTCCGTCTCTCCAACCCAGTGGTCACTTCCCCACAGTTGACGTTCAGAGTTAAAATACCTTAGTGATTCACCTAAGTACTGCTCAAGGAGTTTCCTGTACATCTTCATATTAGTCAAAGTCCATCTCCAATTGTGCATCACCAAACATACAGGCTGCAACCCAACTATGATTGACATACCTTACGGATGCCTCAAGTAGGTTCTTGTCTCGATGTTCTTTAAGATGCATGTCAATCCAATAGTCTGCATCATCCTTATTCAGGAATGTTTCCAAGAAGATTAGTCTACTCATTGTTTGTTCCTTTAAATAGGGTCAACGATAGTTAAGAGCTTGAGTTTGGCTCTTTCTAGTAGCCACAGGACATCTGCCCCATCGGCAATGGAAGAGGGGAAGAACTCCTCCCCCTCCTTAGTGTATCCAATCAGAACTACTGAATCCAAGAGGTCTTTACAATTCTCAAGAACTCTGTCTGGTGGAATGTCCAAGTAAGTGTATCCGGTAAATTCTATTACTTCACCCAATGTTTACTACCTCACATCCATCATTACAAGATATCTACCATTTCACAATTACCGTCAGAACTACAAGCCAGTGTCTGCATACCTGATGTCGTATCAACCTTCTCGTAGAAAGAAAGATCTTCCCAACGAATTTCCTTTGGCATCTTCTCCACCATTGCTTCATACTCACTCTTCGAGCACTCTTGGTAAGGAGCCTGTCGGTATGTGTGATCAGAGTGAGGAAGGAAACTAACACCTGAGATCAGATCAAAGTTCTTCCAAACCCAAGCACCAACCTCTGGCCACTCATGTTCTTTAACAGTAACAGTAATGGAAGGTTTATGTTCACACCAACTCAATTGGTATGTCTTCCATAGTTCAAGATGTCCTACAGCAGTCAGTGACTCTCTTGTAAGAGACCCTTCAGGTGCTTTCACTGGGAAGTAAAAGACCGTAGTTGCATCTGGCTTTGTCACATCTGGTTCATTAGGAATCCCTGCATCCTTCAAGAAGGAAGTAAGAGGATCTTTGTTATCCCCACGTACAGACCTAATATAGTACTCAGAATGCCTAGTGTGAATACCACTCGCGCTATCCACAAGTTGTGAGACAGTACCGGATGGCTTAACACAAGTGATGCTAGTTGAAGGATTAATCCCAAGATAACTAGAGTACTCGTTATTAACAGATATAGCATATTCTTTCAGTTCCTCTCCAAGAGTCTCTGCTGTTGACAAAGTATTGGTCAGCAGATTGTCCATGATACCAGTCAGAGATACCCCAAGCAACCTTTCTTCTTCTGTATTCTTCCTCCAGATCTTACGGAGATAAGGGAAGTCTGTCAGAGTGCTTTGGAAAGTACCAAGGATTGTAGCAATCTTGACTTTCTCTATTAGTGATTCCATGTCGTCATAAGATCTTACCACTACCTCGGTAAGGTTACAGAACTGATATGGTCGAAGGATGATCTCAGAACAAGGATTAGTACCGAACTCAAAGTTTGGATTACGTCTCCCAGTCCTCTCAGCAGCCTTCTGAGCAGCTACTCGATTAAAGATACCTCGTTCACCACTCTTGGAGTCATACAAGGATACCCACTCATCCATGAATGCTTTAACATCTGGTTTCTCAGTGTAAGAAATCGAGTTGTTAGAGAGGGCTCTCTGTGGTTCAGTTTCCCACCAATTACCCATCTTGGCATTACGCATACGATCATCACTGAGATTACTCAGACTAATCATCGCAGATCGGCGGACACCTCCCACAACGACAACCTCACCAATCTTACAGAGAATATCGTGGCATTCCAACGAAGTGAGCTTTCTGCCGGACGCACCTCTAAACTTTCCAATGACGAATCTAAAAAGTTCTTCAAGAGGTCCGGGACCACTTGCTCTTCCACCAAAAGTTTTAAGTCTTGCTCCCGCAGGTCGAATCTTAGAGATGTCCCATTTAGGGATCTCACCTGAATAGAGTAATGCGATGAGTTGCCGAAGGGCCTTTGCCCATCCCTCTTTAGAGTCAGACACAACAATTGTGGTATTTGATTCAAAGAGTTTGTCTGGAATGTCAGGGAGTTTACTGACGTATTGTCGTTCAACTGAGAAACCCACTCCGGTTCCACAGAGAAGGATGTACATCGCCTCGTCAAAAGATTTCGGATCGTCGATAGGAAGGTAAGCACAATTGTACCCCGCTGTGTTATCTCGTGCAAGTGCTGGTCCAGCAGTCATCATAGCCCGCATGGATGGCATTACACCTAGGTTATAGATTGCAGTCCAGATTTTGTCCCTAAGGTCTTTAGGAGTTTCATAACCTGTTGTTGTCTTTACATGAGCTAATAGAAAGTCAACATATCTTGTTACTGTTTCATCCCAATTTTCCCTTCGGTTCTCCTCTTCAATCCATCGTGCATAGCGGCTTTTATATACAAACTCCTGATAGTACGTTGGGAAAAAATCAGTCATTCATCATCTCCTTATAACGAGGACTTTTATTGTTTAGAATACGATAAGCAACCATTGTTGAACACCCAACCTCAATTGCAATTTTTTGGTATGACAATCCTTGTTCTCTTAGATTCTTAATTCTATCAACACCTGTTTGATCAAACAAAAGATTAAGAATTCCATGAGATTTATTATAAAGAGGTTTTAAAGAGGATATCAACTGCTTCTCAATATGAAGAGCTTCTTCTTTGATAAGTCCACGATTTATAAAAATAATCCATTCGTGAGGTAAATATCCTTTATCTAACAATCTATCAAGATGTTCTGAATGTTCTGGACTACGATGTCCATAAGCTGCCTGTTTCGTTTTTGTAGTCTTTGTAGCATAAGCTCTACTACCCTTGCCCATACCCACGTAAAGAACCTCTTTAGTCTCTGGATCTACATGAATATAGACATAGTATGTATTAAATGGTGATGTCAAATCTTGTGCCTCTTTGTTAGTTTATCAACATTAGTGGTAGCAACGTCCATAAGATCAATTCCGTAAGAGTTCCCAAGAATAGTAAGATACCAAAGAATATCGCCAAGCTCCTTGGTAAGATCCTCTTTGTTAATTTCTTTCCTTCGATCACCGGGTCTTCGATCCTTCTTGATTAGTTCCAGTACCTCTCCCACCTCTCCGGGTAGTCCAAGGGCTGGATCATCATACAGTGGCATTCCAGTAACTGCTTCCTGATATTCTTTAAAATTCATTTTACGATAACTCCAATTGCGAGTAGTAGTAGGTAAAAATTGGGAGTAAATACTACCCAAGAGAAGAGTAGGAGAAACCAAGGTCCCTCCTCTCCTTTTCCTGAATAAATATATTTGACACATTTGATCATGCCAAAGATGGAGGATACTACCATTGGTAGGAACACAAATAGTGCTAGAAAGATGTCAGATTTCATTTTTCTTTTAGCCTCTTTTCAAACTCTTCTACAGTCATATTGTGCATTTCTGCCAACTTCTTTGTGGCTAACTGTAACATGGTATATTCAAGCGCTTTCTCTATTACCCTTTTGCTGAACATGTGAGAGCCTTCCATGAAACAGGGAATAGGGGTTCAATTACATTTCCAACCATCTCTGCAAGATCCTGAATCTCCTTCTGAGCATGAGGATCAGTACGTAGTCCATAGAACCTAGCGTATGAGGCCAGATTACCAGTCCAGATCCAGTTCACCATGACCCCTTGAGGAAGTACCAGACGAGCTTGTTCTGGGCAGACACCTTCCTTGAGAAGTTCCTCATAGAACCAGGTGGAGTCAGCGCAGATGTGTTTGTAATTCTCAATCAGGCTGTCGCTGTCAGGATGAATATCACCGCTACCCTGTTTCATTGAGCCTTCGGGTGCCTTGCGGAACACCTCAGGGACGAACAGTTCAGGGGTGCTACTAATGTACCTTCGACTCTCCTCGTTCTCTACGAAACCAGCCTTGTGTTTGAAGCATTGCGTTCTGATTGGAACAGGAGCTTTCATTCTAAGAGTGATTGCAGTATGGGCGAAGGGGGTCCAATGTTTATGTTTAGCCAGATAACTAATTAGTTTGGAGTCATCCAGCTTGAGGGTTTGGTTCATTCTGTCTTGTGTATAAGGGTTAACCTCCCAATCACTTTCCTTGTCGAAACTTACCCGTGCTGCATTTACAACACTAAGGTCTGTTCCCATGTGGTCTACGTATTCAGCCCTCACAAGCAATCCTCCCAACATCTTCAGCACATTCGAGACAGAGGTATGTGTGTTGTCCACCTCCGTGCATAGAGTACCATGTTATAATTTGCTCACCTTTCTTGATTACACTATTACAAATACGACAGTATGCTTCGCGTAAACAAGGTCTTTTTTCAGCTCTCATGGGTCAACATCCAAATCGATAACATAACAATAATCATCCCAATATTCATCAAAGGGTGTGACATCAAAGGCGAGTCCAATATTAACATCTTCATAAGCTCGTCTAGCCCAGTCCTTTGCCTTTGCAGGTGTCGAGAAGATGAAAGCCTCTTGTCCAAAGTCATCCTCCATAATAAGTGAGTACATTACTTTCATTCTTCAATCTCCTTTAGTTCAAATGGTACACCTGCAACCTTGCAGACAACCTCAAGTCCACCAACAAACTCTGCCATATCGGTGATTGGGATACCAGTACCATCTCCCAGATGATCGTCCGACTCATGGATCAGGATTTCATTGACGTAAAGCTTCTTTTCCTCCCAAGGTCCACAATCTTCACAGTCTCCATATCCGTAAACTACTCTGACTGAAATCACTCTTTATCCTCCTTGATAAAGGCTTCTACCCACATTTTACAGAGACCTGATCGAACAATATCCTCTACCCCAAATTCAATAATGGGAACGGGAATATCATACTTGTCAATCATCTCAATAGTCTTGGTAAGTCCAGAGTTCTTGCTAACATCAGATTGCATGATGTCTCCATTCATTACAATACGACAGTTCTCTCCAACTCGTGTCAAGAACATCTTGATCTCTTGATTGGTGGTATTCTGTGCTTCATCCAAGAGAACGAAAGCATCTTCGAAAGACCTACCCCTCATTGTCTCAAAGGGTTGGATCTCAATGTTACCATTCTTCATTCCAGTCTCTACAACACCATGTCCAAGGTGCTTTACCAATACTTCCATTACAGGGACGACCCATGGTGCCATCTTCTCCTCAAGAGTACCGGGGAAGAAGCCAATAGATCGTCCTGCTGCAATGTTCGGTCTAGTCAAGATGATCTTGTCAACCTTCTTGTTAAGATAAAGAGATGCTGCAAAAGATGCTGCAATGTATGTTTTACCAGTTCCTGCTGGACCAAGGACGACTACTTGTTGACTAGTTTTTAGTGCATTTAGATAATCCTTCTGGTTTTCATTCATTGGGACGATGACGATTTCTCGTTTCTTTTCGTCAAATTTTGCAGACTTCTGAGTAACTCTTTCTCTTACCATTACTGACCATTCACTCCTTGTTTTGCAATACGTTTGATATCATATCGTGAGATACCGATGTCTCCAAGTTCTCTATCAGTCATTGCCGATAGTTCACGCACTGTTTGTCGATATTTCTTGTACCTACTAAAACTAAACATTAGTCATCACTTCCATGACGTTTTGGTTGCTTCTTGCGATTAGTCTCTTTACTAACCACCTTTACTTTATCACCAAGGGGACCCTTACGGTTCATTCCTGCATGATCAAGTTCTTTGTTATCACCCTTCTTTACAGTGCCAGCTCTAAGGGCTCTACGACGGGCTTTGTTACGTTGTGCTCGTCGCTTCTTCTGTTCATCTGTTGCCTGCCAAGCAAGCTCCTTCTCATAGTCTCTAGCCATTATTTAGCATCCTTTAGAAATTCCTTGATATCCTCAAGAGTAACTGAGAGGTTCATGTGAGGTACAGTTTGTAGCCCTGCTGTAAGAACTGCACTTGTAACACCAATCAATTCATAACTAACTCCTGTACGCTGAAGAAGAGCTCCACCAGAGTTACCACCAAAGATGGCTGGAGTAGATCGTGTCCTGATGATCTCACCAAGGACTTGCTTACCATTGTAGAGACCACTGGTAATGGTTCTGATGTATCCACCGGGATAACCAATGGCAAACACTTCATCACCTTCATTGGCCTTCAGAGAGGATGCTATGTTGATTACAGGTAGGTCAAGAGACTTATCTCGAATGGACAACAGGGCTAGATCCTTCTTTTCATCACTCTTGATAAAATCATAGAAGTATTCCTGTTGAGATGCTAGAACAGTCCCAGTGTACTCTTCAAACTTGAATGAACCCTTTTTGTTCTTATCGTCTTTTACACAATGGGCTGCTGTCAATAGTCTATCACCATTGATTACAATAGCAGAACAGTTGTTGTTGATTTTGACAACAGAGGAAAGGGCACTTCTAGTATTTGAGGCCAGCATGTGGTCATTAATTGCTGATAGACTGATAACACCAATGATGATAATCACCATTAGTGCCAAAGTCTTAAAAATCTCATTAATCATTTATTCTCCTTAATGCACTGAATCTTCTCCAGTACTATAGTGAACCAATAGTACAGGTTCAAAATCTTCAGACTGCGATATCTCAACATCAAGCAATGTTGCATATTGAGACTCTAGTATTTCATGGAGGTCAACTGCGAGATAGTTGAGGAACTCTTCTAATACATCTTTAGGTATTACAAGGCTCCTGTTCATCTTCTCAACCATAAAGTCTTTCCATAAGTTCTGGGTCAATGAGGCCCAATTTAAACAATTCCCAAAAGACTTCTGTCGGTGACAGATCAAAGTCTGATAGCATTTCTTCAAATGATCTTTCTTCTAACTGCCATTCAACTACATCTTCAATCATCCTCTTCGTTAACATGAACGTATTCCTTCTTAATTTTCTCTCGTTTGTATTCTTGTTTCTTTGGGTTAATTACTTTTAGAGAGAAAGCCCCTTTGTATTCACCGTGATCTCTCACAAGTTTTGCATAGAAGTTTCTCTTTCTGCTTTGAGATCGCTGTACTTTGGTATCTAGGTCAGACATCTTTTATCTCAACTGGTTCCGTATTCTTTTTTAAGGGCTCCGATTGAACACCACTGGAGATCGTAATCTCCTTCATGGACGTTCCGAAGAACGCAAACGCCAGAGCGCCACAGATGATTAATATTACCAGCCCAATCCGAATCATAGTCTTGATAAACTCCTGCAACGAGACCATTACGTACTTGTCCATTTATGTTAGTACGGGTAGCGTAGTCAAAAGTATGAAGATGACCAGCCACGCACGAGGACCCAACTTTGTCAATGAGCATATGGCCCGCTCTGTCGCCGCTGATAGGCCGCCCACTAACACCAGTGATAAAATAATGAGCAAAAAGAATATCATCAATTTCGTAAACTCCGGGAGTAGATCCTTTATAACGGACTACTTCATCGTAATATTCATCAAATTTATAATCATTAAAACCAATAGTACCTGACAATTCAGGTGAAAGGTCCAAGGCTCTTTCTACTCGATGCTCATGATTACCCTCTAGAACAATAGAGAATGGCATCTTCTTTTTTCGTTGTCGGATAGGTTCCCACAATCGTTCTTGAAATTCTAGGTGTGCTTCAATATCTTTCCTGTAGGATCTACCTACAAAGTTCCTCTTCCCCTTGTCATAGGAGGAGAGGGAAGGCATATCAGCAGCATCACCTAGATTTACCACTACATCTGGTTTTACATCCAGAATAAGCTTAGACAACCAATCTGCACGATCATTATTGTGATCAGGGTGACTGTGTTGGTCTGGAATTACAATGTGTGTTCTACTCATTCAAACCATTCCTTTGGAATATTATGTGTTCCTATGCAATATTCGAAACCATATTTTTTAGCCCAATCCGATTGTTTAAGAAAGCTCCCATCCTTACGTGTAGGTCCAATCTTCCCGTCTGAGTGGAATACGATATAGATCTTTGCATCAGGATTTTGTTCTTTGACAGCAATCATCTTCTGTCGAACTTTTTGGTCAAATGCTCTACCGTTACCTTTATATTCGATAAAGCACAAGGTTCCATTATCTTTCTTATAACTAATACGAAAGTCTGGGTTGTATCTCCCATTGATCGTATAATCTAGATATGTATCCTCGTAAGTAACTCCCAACCCCTTTGGGAGAATACTTTCAAGGTGTGCATAACACTTAGCTTCTGATGGATTCTTTACTGTTCTGCCATCAAGTTTCTTCATACTGCTTCAAACACATCAGGTTCTCTTTCTACGTGTGTAAGATACACAGGTCCAGTCTTGTACAGGAATGTCCTGAGATTGGGCCAACACACATTCTTGAATGCACAGTAAGAACAGTTAACACCAAGCTTCATGTTACCAGACTTACCCATAGGTTCAGGTTCAAAGCACCTCTCTGGAATCTCCTCAGAATCAACCATTTCTTTCTTATACTCATAGATGTCCTTGAGGGGTACTCCAGACTTCTCATGAATATCCAGAACGATATCACCTGATACCTTCTGTACTGCGAGGAATGCTCCTCTGCTTTTGTCAACTACCAGTGGATCATCCTTACCAGCTTCCATGTAGGAATTGATCTGAGTTAGATAGGCAAAGGCATCCTGTTCTGGTTTTAGCCCTTCTCGGAACTTCTCAAAGGAATAGGGGCTTGCACTCTTAACGTCAACAGTGACACCGTCAATGACAACATCTCGGTGACCAACAATACCATGTAGTTCAAGTTCATCTTGCATTCCTTCAACTCTATGACCTGTATGTTCGGCCAGAAAGATTAGTACTTCTTCAACAACGTCCCCAATGAGAAACTTCATCAGTGTATTAGGATGTAGTGGTTCTGCTTCACTGGGGATATTCACTTCATACCAGAGTTGTCGTGCTGGTTTACCAATATTTGACATACGTAGAGTACCCCGGTTTGGGATACTCCTTCGCTTCAGACGCTTCTGGATCATAGAGGACATCCTCTTGCCAAATACTGCCGCTTCTTCATCAGACAGTTCCTTACCCTCTAGAAGAAGGTTCTTGATGTCTGGTACTAGGTTCTCAATCAATTTCAGTTTCCTCGTCATCAAAGATTGTGTCTAGATTTTCGATATCACATACATGACCCATCTTCTGGAGAGCATGTTGGATACCCTGAGCAAAGTCTTCTGGGCTTACAAGAACTTCGATTACTTCTTCTTCAACCCAGAACTTGTCGTCATCCATCTCTGAGATGTAGACCACTCTTTCATCATTAGAGAATTCAACGAGGAACTCTCGTACCTTCTTACCAATCAAGACCATTCTTCTTGCCCTTCTTCTCTGCTACAGGCTTTTCTTCAGGTGCCTGTACTTCTTCTTCTACCCCTTTGACGGTCGTGAATGGGAAAAGTTCTCCAAGTCTGGCATGATGCTTGAACCCAAGGAAGATTCTGAAGGTGAGAAGTTTATTAATCTGCGTCGTCCAACCAAGAAGCTCTTTGGAGATGAAGTTACTTTCTTCTCGCCCCCAGAGATTACAGGTGCATTCAAGGTCCACTATGAAATCAAGGATGCTGAAGGTAATTGGGTAGCCAACCCCGATGCTGATGATAGGCAGGACTTTGCGTTTATGACCGCTAAAAATGCTGAGAAAGAAGCTGCTAAGCAGATTAAGAAGGATGGTCATCCACTATAAGGTTTCCTAGGCGGTGCGTGTTTATTCTGGCCGAGGGTTTGCACCACCCCTAGGACCAAGCTGAGCACCTTGGAGTAAACTGCTCACAATTTTAAGGAGAATGTTTGCTAGTAATCACATCGGACACAAGAGAACAGTTGGAGTTGGATTTCTCAGGGATTAATGGAGTAGATAAAGTGGAGAAGGTTGGCATGGCATTCGGTGATTATGGTTGTGTGCTTAATGATAAGGTTGTTCCTATAGTAATAGACAGAAAAAACCTCTCTGATTTATTCGGCACAATGACATCAGGTTATGACCGATGGAAGAAGCTTATGGCTAGAGCTAAGGAAGCAAACTTTAAGTTAATCCTTGCTGTAGAAGGAACGTATAGCGATGTGTGGACTGGGGTTGTTTATTCTAAGTTTTCTGGTGAGTCTATGATTAAGAAGCTTGCGATGCTATACGTTCGTTACGACCTTGATTGCTGGTTCTGTGAAAGTAGACGGGTGATGGCAAGAAGGATTGTAGATTTGTTCGCTGCTGTAGATAGGAATTATTCAAAAGAAAACTCCAAGACTATTGCTAATCTTGGAGCTAGTTCTGCCATCCGTCCTTCGACTTTTGGTGCTCAAAGCATCACCAGTGAACACGATGAATAATTTAGCACTTGTGCCTGCCAGACGTCAAGAGACTTTTGAAGGTTTTATCCCGCCCTTCTTGGGCGGAATAATTACCTTGTTCGAGCGAAGCGAGAACGTATGGGTGTAAGAAGAAATCCAGAGACTATGGAGTGGGAGTATTGGAGTCACATGGATGCTATTGAGTATGCCTACTTAGACTTCTCTAAGTTCACCCCCTGCATGTGGAAAAGGTTTATGGAGTCAATTTGGAGGATGAAATGACAGTTAAAGAACTAATTGAAAGGCTATCTGTGTTTAATCCATCTGAAATTGTATGTGTTGATGGATATGAAGGCGGTGTTACAGACAAATTTTCAGTAGAACTTATTAAGATAAAACCAAATATGCACACTGAATGGTATTACGGTGAGCATGAGAATAACAAAGATGGAAGTGAGAATAGGATTCTTTTGGGACGATAATGTTTTTGGAGTCGGTGACACGCTATGAGTGAATGGCTTGCGATGAGAGCAGCAGGAGCTTTGCTAGGGGTAATATTCTCAGGATTTGGAGTTGGGTTTATAATTCTAGGGATTTATTTCTTTAAGGAGGGAATATAATAATGCATCCAATAACTGAGAAGGTTTGGAATGTATGCGTAAAGGAAGCAGTTGACGCTATCTTAAAAGAAGAATTGGGGAAGATGAGGGATAGCATTAGAAAAAGGTTTATGTCAAGTATGCATACTAATAGTGTAGATGAGCTTAACTCTATTCTCGGCCTCACCGAGCCTAATGAGAATTGGGAATTTAAGGCGATTGAAATTTGTCACTGTGCAAAGTTTCCTTGTCCTCATTTTGATTATAAGTCTACTGAGAAACCAAAGGAGAGTGAGTC